GCTCGTAGAGCTGTGATTGGAGAAAAGATGGACTTTACAAATGGATTCTATAAAGCCGAAAACCCTGTTGTTCTTGAAGAGGTGAAAACTTTCCTTCAGTCAATGGAACGGCGCGGAGCAACAGTCAAAGACTTGGACGATGCCATTGTGCAGCTAAACAATGTTTCGCACAGCATCAGCACAAACGCTCTCGTCAAAGCAGATGCGCTGGACAAGTTACCTGAAAACCCTTTTCGTTCTATGCTCAACGGGATGTTACAAAGCAAAGGGTAACTTAAACTTAATGTGGCTCTTAATCATTGTCATTGCAATTTTTGGCTTCCCTGATACAAAGTAATGGATGGAAAAATCATTTAATTTTAACAAAGTTGTTGAAATGGTATTGACTGCACAACAGAAAGGTGTATAATCATATCAAATGAACGTCCGTGCTTACCGATCGGGAGGATATGCCACAATGAGTGAACAGGAAAGAGCTAAGATTGACCGATTTATTGCATGGCTGCTGGAACATCCTGAAAAGATTCCAGCAGCGGAACAAGCACTAGACCTAGAGTAACAGAAAATCCCTTGCGCAGAGCTACACCAGCCCGGCACAAGGGATTTTTATTTTACCGGGTCAGAACCACTTCTTTTTTCGGTTTCTACGGTAACCATATTTTCTTCCGTTGCCATATAGCAAGCGGTCATTGCCTTTTAACACTGCCTGCATAAACCAGAAGCAAAAGGCACAGCCACATAACAGGTAATACACAGGCTTACCTCACATCTTCTCGATCAGGTTCATCAGCGCCTCACGCTGTTCCTTCGGCATAGATTCAAGTTTTCTTCTAATCCGCTCCAATGCTGCATCAACTTCGCTTTGCGGCTGCTGGGGCGGGTTTTCTTTTTGGTCGCCAGTAAGAAGGTAGTCAACCGATACGTTAAAATAAGCTGCAATCTTAGAAAGAACCTCTGTGGACAGGCTTTTAGTTCTTCCGGCTTTCAATTCAGAAAGAAAACTGCGGCGAATCCCAATGTTGCTGCAAAGGGTTCCGTCTTTGATGCCCTCTTTTTCGCAGAGTGCATGAATGTTACTGTACAAGTCCGACATAAGAACACTCCCATATTTGTGCAAGTATACAAATGCACAGAATTTTGTACAAAAGAGTTGACTTGTACAGAAGTCTGTACTATAATACAGACATAGGCAGTACAGAACACTGTACGATATGAACTCTCTACACCATTATATTAGTACAGTTTTCCGTACTTGTCAATAGATTTTAGCAAATGGAGGTGGAATTTTGAAAGAAAACTTCCGTTCTGGCTTTGAGCTGGAAGTGAAGATGAAGCTGTTGCAGCGAGGTATGAAGCAAACGGAGCTGATTCAGGCGGTTCAAAGCGATACTGGATTGTTCCTTGACGATTCGTACCTCTACAAGATTCTTCGTGGCGAGCGAAAGCCGGAGAAGATTATCCAGAGCATCTGCAAGATTCTTGAAATCGAGCAGAATACCGAAAACGAACCTCAGATGTGACTGCAAACGCATTTGAGCAAACAAGCAAAAAGAAAGAGAGAACTAAAATGACTAAGAAAGAAGCTACTGTTGTCTGCATCAAGCCCATTGTTAAGAAAACCGCCAAAATCCGCATTATCGGCGATTCTCCGCTGATTGTCCACGCATGGAGCGAGAAGGCAAAGAAAGAGCTGCTTGCATCTCAGCAGGGGACGAAGCTCAAAAAGGACAAGAAGCAGGCTAAGAACGTCTACGGCGAAATCGCTGAAGCACTGTACTGGATGAACGGCAAGCCGGACGTTGCCTACGCTGACTGGACGGAAGAACTGCTGGACAAGTACGCAGCATCTGAACAGTTTGGTTTCCCTGCTTGCGCTGTTAAGGCCGCTGCCGTTTCCGCTGCATTCCGTCTGGGCTGGACGAAGGATAAGGTTTCCGCTCGTGGCGCATTTATGATTTTCGGCGACAACGGTTCTGAGTTCATCGAAATCAAGTCTTTCAAGCCGGAAGGCGAGCCGAAGTTCGTAGGTCGTGAGGATTCTGTTCGTATCGGCATGGGAACCGCAGACCTGCGCTATCGTCCTGAGTTCGCCAACTGGTACATGGACGTTACCATCTCTTTCAACGAGAACGGCAACTTCAGCTTGTCCGACATCGTGAATATGCTGAACGCTGGCGGCGACCAGTGCGGTCTTGGCGAGTGGCGCATCGAAAAAGGCGGTAGCTGGGGCGCATTCCATGTTGAACTGAGCGAATAACGCTCTTTTGGCTGTTGCGGAGAGGCGAGGCTAGGAGCGTTTTGGCGAGTTAAGGCGCTGTGCGTTGAGGCTTGGCAAGGCAGTCGGGGTTCGGCTTGTTTAGGAATGTTAGCGATAGGTTCGTTAAGGCTGGTTAGGCTAGGCGGTCTATGTTGGGTTCCGGCGAGGTTAGGCTGTTAAGGCGGGATGTGGCACGGATTGGCAAGGAAGGGCGCTGTGTGGAGTGGCTGGCGAGGCGAGGTGCGTTAAGTTTTGGTGCGTTATGTTGAGTTGATGTGCGGAGCGTTAAGACGCGGCAAGGCTGGCGAGGTTGGGCACGGACGGCAAGTAATGGTGTGGATGGGCTGTTAGGGTAAGCTAAGGCTCGTCATGTTCTGATGTGTCGGAGCGAGGAATGGTGCGGCTGGCATGGCAGTGTTCGTTGAGGTAAGGCGACGTGGGTTTTGCTATGGCTGGCATGGAGCCAAAAATTCAGAAAGGAGCAAAAAATGAACATTAAAACTGGTTATCAGTGGAAGAACGACAAGTGCTGTTACAAGGCAACTGCCGATGAAGCCGCTAGTGCATTTGAAGAAATCCGGCAGAACAGCGGAAAACTTACGCCGGAGCTAGTTGTCGATTATGCTAGACCGAAGGAATCGGTTCTGCATAACGACTTTGAGTGGAGAGATGAAGTTGCCGCCGAGAAGTACCGTCAGGGTCAGGCACGGCACATGATTGGAGCAATTCGCATCACCAGCGAGGATACGCAGGAGCCTGTCAGAGCCTACGTCAACGTTACGGTGGTTGCGCCGGATGAACCGCCTGTTCGGTCTTATATGCCGATGAAAGAGGTTCTGGAACACCCGGACTTGCACAGTCAGATGATGGCAGATGCTTTCCGGGATGCACAGAGCTTTAAGCAGAAGTACAACACGCTGGAACGCTTAAAGCCTGTCATGGACGCTATGGATAAGGCGTTTGACGCAGACCAGATAAAACACGAGCAAATGAAAATGGCTGCTGGAATGGAAGCCAGCATCAAGGGGGCGATCAGATGAAACAGCATTTGGATTTGAAAGTTGACCTTGAGAACCCGGGTGAAGCTCGGCATACCATTGACGAACTGGTAAAGATGTACGAAGAGGACAAGCTCAAGTGGACGGCAGAGGAACTCGCCGAAGCAAAGTGTCTGGCGATGAGAATTATGGAGCAGTTGTGCTTGGACGGGTACAGCATGATCTGGACGGTCACGGATGGCGCTGTCGGCCTGACGATCTGGACAAATTTTAAGGAGCCTTGCGTTGGCCAGTGCTATATGCCAAAAGAAAGCCTGTTTGACATCTGGGTCGAAAAGCTAGTTGCGCTGTGCATTGCCACAGGCAAAGAAGTCCCGAAGTTCATCACGGATAAGGCTGGTGAGTGCTGGTAATGAAATTTCGTAAAGCGCAAAGCCGCAAGCGCAGACTGAAGCTGGCAATGGCAGCTGGCGTATCCAGAAACGATGCCAACAAGGTGCTGTGGATGGAGAAATCTATCAACCAGTGCTTTGAACGGCACAACAGAGAAGAAAGGCTGAAAGAGGAGATGCAGCGTGGAAGAAAAGTACTGTGAGCACTGCGGTGCCTTTCTTGGCCTTGTGAATCCGTGCAAGAAATACTGCGAAGAATGTAAAATCATTGTTCGCAGAGAACGGCAGGCCCTTATAAAGAAAGGAATCAAACCGGAACCGGAACCGGCTTTATGCGCTTGGTGCAAGAAGCCGATGGTTCGAAAGGTCTGGTCTCAGAAGTATCACCCTGAATGCGCAGCAGATGCAAACAAGGCTTTGACTAAAAAGTACAAAGCCAAAAGGCAAAAAGAGCTGAATGCGTTAAAAGCATCTGGCGAGTTCAAAATTACTTGGGATGTGCAGGAGCCAGAACGTGCGAGACCTCAAAAGCACGAGCCTCCAAAATACACTGTGCGCCAGATGAACGATGCCGCAAAACGATACGGCATGAGCTACGGTCATTACAGCACTTTGCTTGCACAGGGAAAGGTGAAGGCTCCTGATGAACGGTAAATACTACGGCCAGCGTGAAATCCGCTGGCATAGCCGGGAGAAGAAACGGCTGGAACGCATCAACAAACGAAAGGAGAAAGATGAAAGCACTCGTGGAAATCGTCCTGATCTGGGGCATTGTCTTAGCATTGATTCTCGCAGCGTTTCTGCTGAACTTCTGGCTTGTGCATCACATCGAGATTTTGGTCGGAGCTAAGGCGACATGGTACATCATTGGCGTTAGCGCTCTGATGGCAACCATTTGGATTTTCGGTGTTGGTAAAAAGGCATGACGCTGGAAGATGCAATGAGGGTCAGGTACTTTAACATCAACGACCTTAGCCGTAGATCGGGAGTATCAAGGCCGACGATTTACAGCATCTTGGGCAAGCGAAAGAAGCAGAAAAGTTCCGTTCGGGTCGATACGCTTCTAAAAATCGCAAAGGCGTTGAATGCAAAAATAGTCATCAACGAGAAAAAGACGAACGGATTCGACATTATTTTGAAAGAGGTGAAGAGAGATGAAAACAGTTAAAGGCACGGTGCTGTGCTGTATGAGCATTTCGCTTGCTATCGTAGCTCTTGGGTGCGGGAACGCCATTGAGAACGCGACGGACGGATGGGAGATGCTTGGATACACGTTCCTTGCTCTGGCTGTATTTCTTGTGGCTTTGATTTTAGCCGCAATTGGCGTAAGCGCCGAAAACGAGCGCATGGAGCAAGAGAGCCGGAAAATCAAGCGCATCCCGTATCACACAAACGAGTGGAGGGATGCCAAGTGAAGTGCCCGACGTGCGGAAGCGAGAAAATCAAAATCTATCGCAGCACATCATGCGAAGACAACATCATCCGACGGAGGCTCTGCGAAAACTGCGGCCATGCGTGGAATACAGTCGAAATCGACCTAGACCAGTGGAACTCCGTAACGAGGAGCTTCAGCAAGATGAAATATGTCATATCTCAGTTGGAAGCCCTTGTGGAAGAGATGAAGGCAAAAATCCTGAAACTTGGAGGTACGGTATGAACGAGATGTACGATTGCTCCGGCTGTTTTGATCGGTTCGGTGGCGTGGTTGAGCCGCCAGATGACTACTACTTTGCACCCAGAGCGGACGAAGAACCTGAATGGCAGCGGCCAGACGAAGTGGATTCTGTGTGCTGGGGAGATTGATTTTGTACAGCCAAGTTAAGCCAAAGTAAGAACAATGAAGCCTAATGAAGCCGAAGAAAGGAAACGTATGGACAACAGCAAAATCCATGAAGCTCTGATGGCTGTTCAGTCAGAGCTAAAAGCCCCGAAGGGGCAGATGAACAAATTTGGCGGTTATAAGTACCGCTCGTGTGAGGACATCCTTGAAGCGGTCAAGCCCATCTTGAAAGCGCATAGCCTTGTGTTGCGGCTTTCCGACAAGCCGGTTATCGTTGATAGCTGGCATTATATCGAAGCCACTGCAACAGTTGAATCGCAGGATGGTGCCACCTACACGGTGACTGCATACGCTCGTGAGCCTGAGTTTAAGAAGGGCATGGACGATTCGCAGATTACCGGCACTGCAAGCAGCTACGCTAGAAAGTACGCTTTGAACGGTCTGTTCTGCATTGACGATACGAAAGACGCTGACACGGACGAGTACCAGAAGCAAACCACAAGCAGGGCAAACAAGCCTGCGCAGAAGCAAACGGAAATGGAAACAATCCCCCCATGCGCTTGCTGCGGAAAGCAGTTGCAGTCTATTCAGTACAACAACCGCACCGTATCGCCGATGGAAACCGCAAGAAGCACGAAGAAACGCTTTGGGCGCGTCCTGTGTTGGGACTGTGCTCAGAAACAGCCGAAGGAGGGCTAAACAATGCTCAACTCTATCGCAATTCAGGGGCGTCTGGTTCACACACCCGAAGCTAAGGTCACGAAGTCTGGCAAGGATGTTTGTACGTTCAGCATTGCTTGCGACCGTCAGAGCGGCGGTCAGAAGGAAACCGACTTCTTCAACTGCACCACATTTGGCAACACGGCACTGTTCGTTTCCAAGTGGTTCCAGAAGGGCAGTCTGATTCTGGTGACTGGTAGCATCCAGACCCGGAAGTATATCGACAAGCAGGGGAACAACCGTACCGTTACAGAAATCATGGCAAACAAGGTTGACTTCTGCGGTGGCAAGTCTGACAGCAAGCCATCCGATCGGGTGCAGGATGCACCGCAAAACTACTCTCAGGGCAACACGGATGACTTCTCTGTGATTGACGATGATGGTTCGTTGCCATTCTGATTGGAGATGCGCATGAATCAGGAAGAAAAAACGCATTGGACGCAAGATAAAATCTTGCTGTATGTGAAAGCCTGTATGTCTGCCACTGGTTTAACCAGAATGCCATCAAGAAGTGAATTGAGCGAGTATTACGGAAACGACAAGTTGACAAATGCAATTCGCCGTTTTCCGGGTGGCTATTACAAAATAGCTGAAATCCTCAATGTCGAAATGAAAGAAAGCGAAACGCAATTCGGAAAGTATGGCGAAGACCTTGCTACAAAACTGCTGGAAGAACATGGATTTGCGGTTGAGCGAATGTCAACTAGATACGCCTATGACCTTTATGTTAATGGAAGCGTTAAGGTTGATGTGAAAACGGCAAGGCCGAGCAAAGCAAATAAGAGTTTTTGCTATTCGTTTAACCTTGAAAAACGCTTTCCGACTTGTGATGTTTACTTTTTGATCGCAAAGAGCGAAGAAAAAGAAAGCATCTACATAGTTCCTGCATCTATCAACCAGACGCAGATTGGGCTTGGCACTGGAACGACCGTGTATAGCAAGTATCAAGACCGATATGACATTATCGCTGATATGAGCAAGGCTTTTGCTTCTGCAAAGTCATGACCGCCTACCTTATATAAGAGCTGCGCTATCTGGCTGGACGGGCGTTTGGAAAGATGATTACCTGTTGTCTCAACTGTACATCACGCCACCAAGCCTGCCACGACACCTGCGAGAAGTATAAAGCGGAGAAGAAAGACCTTGAAGAGCGCAAGGCGTTCGTGCATGAGCTAAACTATAGCCAGAGCGTGTACCACCGCGATTATGAGGACAAGCACCGGGAACGTGGCAAGAAGCGGTTTCTCGGAAGTGAATTTAGAGGTGAACGAGGATGAGAAACCCATCAAAGAAAACGATGAAGCACATCGCTTCTGTTTTGAACAGCCATTGCAGATTTGATTCAAATAAACAGATTTTGGTTCCGTTTGAAAGTAGCCCGCTTTCTTGCATTTGGTATGGGTTCAAACCACATAGCGGTAAGAAGATGGTCGGCTATATCCTGAAAGACGGTTACAAGTATCCGTGCGAAAAATCTATTATCCGAAACGGATTGATGGTGGAAATCAAATACCCGGAACAGATTTTTGCTCCCAGAGCATCATCCCTTGAGCTAGCAAAACAGATGACAGAAAGAATGATTAAGAGAGGAATGCTTTATGTTTACCCATACACATGGAGAAGAAAACGATGGACGGGTTGATTTATGAACACCGGCAAGCAGTTTGAAGCAGACTTCAAGGCATCTGTCCCGTCCGATGCGTGGTGTTACCGCCTGAAAGACAGTGCTTCCACCTACTACGGCGGCAACGAGAACCTGTCCTTTTCCATCGACAACATCTGCGACTTCCTTGTGTACCGTCACCCGATGAACCACCTGTTTGAGCTGAAAACCATCGAAACGCCCTCCATCCCTTTGGAAAAGGTGTTCGGCAAGTACGACAAGGCAAAGCGCAAGTACCGCAAGGAAAAGCACATCACAGACATGGTGGATGCGATGGGGTACGGCGGTCAGACCGCCCATGTGATAGTAAATTACAGGGCGGTCGACCGCACCTTTGCAATCCCTGCTAGCAAGGTTCTGGCGTTCCGTTACAACGAGAGCCGCAAGAGCATCCCTTGGCAGTGGGCAGAGCAAGAGGGGATAGAGATCAAGGCAAAAAGGCTACGTGTCCATTGGCGATATGACGTGGATAGGCTGCTAAAGAGATTGGAGAAAGAAAATGGCAATGGTATTTAAGTGCGACCGATGCGGTGAAATCTATAACTATACACCTCCTGATGTGAATGGAAATCGCAAATCAAATGCGGTGATTTTTATTGATAACACTCCATCTGGTGAACAATGGAGATGCGATGACCAAGTAGGGGCGATTCAACTTTGCCCGTCCTGTATGAAGCAACTGAACGACTGGCTAACACCTGATGAACAGAAGCCCGACACTGGAAACAAAAACAAGTGGAACAGCATGAATGTTCAACCGCAATGCGGTGAAGCTGTCGAAATAAAGTTTGAAAACGGCGACCTTGACCTTGCATATCGCAAGTACGCAGACAAGCGTTGGTTTCAAAGTAGTGGAGAATGGGTTGCAAGCGATTCCAAAATCGTTGCATGGCGATACCTTTATTGAAAGGAGAAATAAGATGAGTAAGCGCAGAAACCGCCCCTCGTCTGGCAAACAAGCAATGTCAGCCAACCTCCGCAAAATCGCACGGCAGAATCAGTTGTACGGATTCCGCATGGCTCTGGATGGCATCGCCTCCACATGGGGCGCACTGATTCAGAACCTTCGGTGTGATGCAGACCTGACCGATGAGCAGGTGCAGAAAATCATCCGCATTGGTGACAGGTACTGGGAGATGGTCGGCAAGTTCAAAGAAGAGGACATGACCCCTGACGAGTTCGCAGATTACATCACTGCAAAGTCAGAGCAGGTCGAAAAAGAGTTGAGAGAAAGGTGGAGCTGATGGATAAGGAACAGCTTGCCATTGCACGGTTGCAGGACGCTGCAAGGCTATCCGAGCATCGGTACAAAAAACCACTCATGGTCACATACTCTGGCGGCAAGGATTCACAGGTGCTTGTGGCTCTGGCTAAACGCGCAGGAATCAACTTTGAGGTGGTCAACAGCCATACCACAGCAGATGCGCCGGAGACGGTTTATTTCATCCGTGAGCAGTTCAAAGCGATGGAAGAGCGTGGAATCAAATGCTCCATCGTCATGCCACGATACAAAGACAAGCCTGTGTCCATGTGGACGCTGATTCCGCAAATCATGGTTCCACCAACGAGGCTTATGCGTTACTGTTGTTCTGTGTTGAAGGAAACATCTGGTAAAAATCGCTTTATTGCAACTGGCGTTCGTTGGGCTGAGTCAGCATCGAGAAAAAACAATCGTGGGATTATGGAGTTTAACCATCGTAACAAAGAAAAAAGAATTACGATGATGGGCGACAACGATGAAAAACGGCAACTGTTCGAGACCTGTAACCTCAAAGGCAAGATGACCGTCAATCCGATCGTGGACTGGTCTGATGATGATGTGTGGGACTACACGCACAGCGAGCGCTTGCCCATCAATCCGCTGTATTGCGAAGGGCAGAAGCGTGTTGGCTGCATCGGTTGTCCTATGGCCGGTAGGGGGGGGCAGACAGCGTGAGTTTATGCGATGGCCTGCTTACGAGAAAATGTACATCTCAGCGTTTGAAAGAATGTTGAAAGCTCGTAAAAAGAGAAATCTTGAATCTGAAGGAAAGAAATTTGCGACAGACGACTGGCAGACCGGCATGGACGTTTTTCGCTGGTGGATGGAAGATGACAACATCAGCGGTCAGTTGAGCATGGACGATTTGATGGAGGATAACAATGTTTGAGTTTGCAACTCGCTGGCTGGTCTGTCTAGTCCTGCTGGCGGTGGTAGTTCAGTCCGAACGGACAATAAAAAACATGGCAGACAACCTGTTTGAAGAACGTCAAGCAATGCTCGTCTGGCTGTTCGTCAACGTGTGTCTGGTCGTTTGCACGGCTGTTGTGATGGGGTGGAAATGATGGACAACGAACTTTACTGCCCGATGAAGATGACCAGCAATCCGCTTGGGCGATGCGTATGCGAGAAAGAAAAGTGTGCATGGTGGCGGCAGTTGGATAGTTGCTGTGCAGTCTGGCAGATTGCATGGAAGCTGGATGGCATCGAAACGAAGATGAAGAGGTGAGAGTGTGAAAAAGCGGATTTACCTTGTTCTCGAAACCGAAGCGGACGAGGATGACAAGAGCATCCGTAGCGATATTGAGCAAGAACTTGGGATGGCTACACATTATTTTGAAACCTACTCTTATAGCGAAATTGGGTTTGAGGGCTTGTGGAGAAGCACATTCGAACAACCACCTAAGAAAGAAGATGCAGATGAAAACGGCTATGTGATGGCGATTGCTGGGCCGATCACAAAGTCCGATTGCGTAGGTTATCCATATAAGTGGTTGTGGAATGGCGTTGCAAAGCATCCATACGCATACCCTGTTTGGAAACCCATCAAGGAGGTCTGATACATGGAAACACCACCGAAGCGTGGTCGTGGCAGACCGCCGCTGACCGAAGCTGAAAAGAAAAAGCGTGAGAAGCGAGCGCAAAAGGCGAAAGAGGAAGCCGCTGCGAAGCGTGAGAAAGAGCGAGAGAAAAAGAAACAACAGATGCTTAACAAGCGGAAATCTATCCGTTCACAGGTGAGTAAAAAGGTGAAAGAACAACAGGAGTTAGCAATCACGAGGTCTAAGATGCTAAATACAGGCGATTTGCAGTCGAGAATCGGTGATGAAGAGGACAAAAAAATCATTGGCATGATTGCAGCCAAGTATTTTGGCGACCTTCCGAGCGTGGACATGAACAACCCGATTGAAGTGCAGCAGCGCCTTGACTTCTTCTTTGACGCTTGTATCGAAGCCAGAATCTCCCCTGTGGTGGAATGGATTGCACTGGTGCTGGGCATCGAATGGGTGAGCCTGAAGCAGATTATGGCTGGCAAACGCCGTGACGACAGCTTGCAGCAGAAGTACATCTTGAAGCTGATTCTGCAAATGCAATCCATGTGGGCATACAACGGTATGTACGGTCAGGAGAACCCGGCAGAGTGGATTTTCCGAGCTAAGAACTACTTTGGTATGCGTGACAACGTGGAAGTCACCGTTGCACCGCCTGAACAGCCGTTGGGTGATGCCCAGAGCGCAGAGCAGTTGGCGCAGAAATACCAGACGGCTTTGCCTAAAGGGATTGACGTGGAGTACAAAGAAGTGGCAGAAGAGGTGGTCGAACATGACTAACGGCGATTTTATCCGCTCCATGACGGACGAAGATATTACAGAAAACTTTACGCGGGGCATCTGCGAGCTTATCAAGCATCGTGACCCGGAGCGTTGCCAGAACCGTGAGCATTGTTTTCATTGCGTCAAGGACTGGCTGAAAGAGAAAAACAAAATCATGGTGAGGGCTGACAAATGGGAACTTTGATTGACTTTTCCGACCAATGCTTACGCATGTTCCTGCCTGTCCTCTTGCAAGACCACACGACAGGAAAGAACATCATCTGGGCGACAGACCCACCGCCTGAATTGGGCGTGGGCTTTGCAGATGAAATCACACTGGAACAGCTGGACAAAGTTCAGCTTGTCCCTCGTGTGCAGAAACGGCTGGCAGACCAGAAGAAGCGCACCAGCAAGAAAGCAGAGGTGTTTACGCCGACTTGGGTTTGCAAGAAGATGGCAGACGTTGCAGAGAAGGACTTGGAGGGCGAGGACTGGAAGGAGTACATCAACAAGACTTGCCTTGAAGTAACCTGTGGAGAAGCACCGTTCCTGACAAGTCGATACGATACCACCACAGGGCAGATGATTGCCGTGCCGGACAGAATCGGTCTGCTGGATAGGAAGCTAAATGTTCTTGCGGAGCAGTTCCATGACTACGATATGTGGATGTGCTGGGCAATTAACGCCTACGCATCGACATACGGCTATGAGTGGCAGGGAGACAATCTCTTGCTGGCAAGGTGCAACCTATTCCTGACGCTAATCGAAAATTTTAGGTATCGGTTTGAGGCTGAAAAGCTGGAAATCGGCTTCATGCCCATTTTTCTTGACTGCATTGCAGACACCATCTCATGGAACGTCTGGCAGATGGATGGGCTGAAAAAGACCGTACCCGGCACGGATATTCCGTGCAAAATCAAAGACTGGAAAGCCTACAAAGAAATCCTGTTTAAGGACGTTGGGGAGGACGACTAATGCAAACTGACAGAGGAATCTACCATAAGCGAGTATGTGACCGCTGCGGAGCAGTTCTTGGCGGCAGGATGATGAACCCTGACGAATACTTCAAGGACTGGGCATGGCGCAGGGACACAGGCGACCTGTGCCCGGAGTGCTATGAGGAGTATAAGCGAGTGATCGGGCGGTTCAACAGGGGAAAGAGAGGGAAAAGATAATGGATGTTTACTGCACCACCGAACATTGCTCTTGCATGGGCATCAAGCAGTTCTCCGCTGGTAAGGCTATCCGATGCACAGCAGAATCCTGTGAGAACAAATCTGAGCCGTCCTGTGGCTCTTGCAAATGGTACGCAGAGCCGGAGGGCGTGTGCGTGAATGACCAGTCAGAATACGTTGCAGACTTCGTGTGGGACGAATGTGGATGCAAGGAATGGGAGAAAAGAGAAAATGACAGCTAAAGATACGATCATCATATTTGTTTTTGGGTCAATTATAACATTATTCGTTGGAGCCTTTATTGCGGTTCTTGAAATGTTTCTTTGGGATATGACCGATAGCATTTCACTTGAATGGTCATGGAAGCATCCAGAACGCTCAACAATTATTCATGCGATAATGGTGGTGACTATCAACGCCGTTACTTTTTGCGGTGGATTTTTGGCTGTATGGCTGGCGAAAGGATGAGGAAATGAGCTATGATATTTCGCTGTGCGACCCCGTAACGCATGAAACGCTTGAAGTGGATGATACGCACTTTGTTGCTGGCGGTACTCGTTCCATTGGAGGAACAAAGGAACTTTGACTTAATATCACCTATAATTATGGAAACTACTTTCGTCGTGATGATGTGTTGGGTAGAAAGGGCATCCGCTCCATTTACGGCAAAACAGGCGCAGAGAGCATCCCAATGCTTGAAAAGGCTATTTCTGCACTAGGTGACGATGTAGACGATAGCGACTACTGGAACGCCACAGAGGGCAATGCCAAACGCGCCTTGTATGGTCTGCTGGCGTTTGCAAAGATGCGTCCTGATGGCGTGTGGGATGGAGATTGAAGGGAGAAAGAAAAATGTCTTTGTTTGAAATTGTACTCGGTTTTGTTTTGACGACAATGATTGGTTTTGTGTTCGTTTCCCCGATTTATTTGCTCGAAAAATATATAGTTTTTAGCACTTTGGACAAATACATAGACAACGTAATCTTGAAAGCCATTGCGGTTGTAGCAGTCAATGTTCTTTTCTTTCTCGTTGGGTTTGCGATCATCTTTAGCGTTTACGGTTATAAGTGTTGATAACACGATTTGAAGAAAGGACGGGCAATGGAAACCAGACCGATTGATGCAAATGCACTCAAATTTTATTTTTCTGATAGGCAGATGGAGTATGCAAGCGTGGATGAAGCTGATTACACATTTAACGCCTTAATGTTCGATGTGCTCGGAGACGTAATAACAGCTATTGAAAATGCGCCAACAATCGAGGTGAAAGACAATGGCTAATTATCCAGAATACCTTGAACGAAACGCACTTATTGAAAGAATCGAGAAAGCTTATTGCGATGGCTGTGAGAACTACAACGGCGTTAGATGCAGTGCTTGCGGTATTGGCGATGCCATTGAAGTAGTGGAGGATGAACCGACAGCACTGGAAAGAACTGCTGAATGGATTGTACAGGACGATACATTTACAAGGTTCGAGTGTAGCAGATGCCACACAAAAAATCATCATACACGTTGGAACTACTGCCCGAACTGCGGTTCTTTGATGGAGAACAAGTTATGAGTAACACACTTTGGCATCCAGCCAGCGAACCGCCACGAGAGCGAACGCAGCCTTTGTTGCTTGCGACTAAGACAATGTGGCGTGATAAAGATGGAAAAATGTTGCAAGGAATCTCGCCAACAGCGTACTTTCTCGGCTGTTACGCAGACGGTCAGTTCTGGGACGAGATAGGCGAGAGACTGCCGGATAACGTGACGGTCACACATTGGATGCGCATTTATGAGCCGGAGGGTTGACAGATATGAGACCGATTGATGCAGATGCGCTGCGCCAGAAGATTGAAAAATGCGCTTTGGACGCAGACAGAGCTAGTTCGTTTTCGAATCCCGATGGAGGAGCTTTCTATGATGAGGTGCTGGATGCTATTGATGCAACACCGACTATTGACCCGAACATTCAGTGTCCTGTGACGCATTGAATGACGTTTCCGATGGTATAGGAGGGCTTATGGAAAAGAATGTCGTTGTTACGCAAGATATTGTTGACGCATTCACGGCAGAAATGCAGGAAGCATACAAAAAGTACGGTGATGATGAAGAAATCGTTCACAGCATGATGGATGGCATCATGTGTGAAACCTTAGAAAAGCTGGGCTTTGCAAAAGGCGTGGAAATCTTCAACGAAGCGCCGAAATGGTATGCGTAAGGAGGATTAAAAATGGATAGATTTGAAGGATTAACAGAAGCGATGACCCAATGTGCTGCATCACTTGAACAGCTTGCAAATGCTATCAGACAGTCCGAAACGCAGTGTGGTTATATCAAGCAGAAGCACAACCGACCTGTATACCGTAAAGGCGCAAAGATACATGAAGGTTGCAAACGAATTGTGAGAACGAGAGAGGGATTTAGAAAGTGAAAAAGCTTAAATTTCCTGAGGATTTCTTTGCATACGAAAACCCGGACTGCCCCGATAAGGATATTGAAAAAGCCGTGAACAGGATGAAGAACTGGATGAAAGGCGAGACCTACAAGAGCAACCCTTGGTTCTTTATGGCTCCTAGCAACTATCTGATTATCGGTCTGATCGCTGAGGATGGGCAGAAAACAATCTACGTTGCACGGCAGTATTATGAGATAGTCAACATTCCGGGCGAAGGATGGCTGCGTGAACCTGACGCTGAGTGCCTGTTTTAATGGGGGATAGGTATGGACAAAAAACGAGACAGCTTTACATTTCAGCGATACTACTTTGAAGCCATCTCCACACTCAAAAGTAAAGAGAAATTGGAACTTTACGATGCAATCTGTGCATATGTTTTTGAAGAAAAAGACGCAACTTTGAACTCAAAAAAAGCAGAATCTTGTTTCATTTTGATTAAGCATCTGCTCGATGAAGAGCGTAAAAGAAGCGATATTGCGTCAAAAGGATGGTCTACACGAAAGTCAGCTCATTCTCATATCATAAATGAGATGAAGGTCAGCTCATATATGAGCTCAAAGTCAGATGACAATGAACCCATTGTATCAACTGACAGTCATGTGAACGTCAAGACCTTGCCGGAGAGCGCAGTCAAGAAGAAACCTGACATCTTCTCCGACTTTGCTCATGGCGATAAAGCCCTGTTGGAATCCCTGCGAGAGTTCGCACAGATGCGTACAAGAATCAAGAAGCCTATGACAGACCGGGCAAAACAGATGCTCTGCAACAAGCTGGAAAAGTTTGATCGGCATGACTGGAAAGCCATTCTCGACCAGAGCATCTATGCCGGATGGCAGGACATTTACGCATTGAAACAGGATGACCAGTACGAGCAAAGTACGGAGATGGAGTTTCCTAGACTATGACAATAGACGTTCAAACGGTATTTATCGGCGGTCTAACGCTGTGCAAGAGAGATGTTGCAACTGAAGTCATGGTTGAAGTTGATGATTCTGACTTCGAAACAAAAGAGCTGCAAGAGGCTTTCAATGCCATTAAGGGCTATTGGGAACTTCGTGGGTATGTAGACGTTGTAGACCTCAGAGAAACGCACAAGAACGTTGCAGATTTGATTGTGGAGTGCAGCAAAGCGTGTGAAGCTGAGTGCGTTGTCCTTAGTCGTGAACGCATGGGAGAATGGGCTAAGCGGATAAAGGAAAATGCTGCGTTAAGGCGTTTCCAGTCGCTTGCAGTTGAATCCACCAGCGCATTGACGACTTATGAGGACTTGTCTGAAATCTATCAGCAGATGGGCGAAGCAATGAGCCTGAAAGCTGAGGAAGAAGATGCGTGGACGTACGAAGACGTATTGAACGACTATGTGCTTCACATGGACGAGAAGCCTGTGTATATCAAGACAGGCCTAGAACGTTTGGATGAAGCGCTGCACATCTCCCCGGGTGATTTTATCATTATCGGCGGCAGACCGTCTGCGGGCAAGACAGCCTTGTCCTTGCAAATAGCAGCAAGCATGGCAAAGCAAAACTACATCGTGTACTATTTCAGCTTGGAAACCAGCAAACGCAAGCTGGGCGCACGTCTGATGGCTAATCAAATATCCTGCCCTCTGGACACGGTGAAAAACAAGGCGGTCAGCTTGAATGAGATTGACGGGCAGGCAAAGAACATGAAAATGCCCTTATATATCCGTTCCGCTGCCGGAAAGAACGTGGCGTGGATGAAGGCTCAGGCTCTGCGTAAAAAGGCTCAAATCATCTTCGTAGACTATCTTCAACTCATCCACGAAACAGGCGCAAAGGACAGATATGCCGCCATTACAGCCATATCCATTGCCTTACACGAGCTGGCGCAGACCACAGGCATTGTCGTGGTGGCACTGGCACAGCTTAATCGAAATCCATCTAAGCCCGGAGCAACGCCTACTAACTCCGACTTGCGAGAGAGCGGACAGATTGAACAGGACGCAGATGCAATTATCCTTCTGTCCGGCGATAACCCCGATAAGTACCTGTTCCGGCTAAGCAAGAACAAGGAAGGTGAGATAGGCGACCTTCCCATCACGTTTAACAAGCAGATTCAACGGTTCCAAGAGTATACTTGGATGGATTGAGCACATGGGCTGTCAGCAATGGCAGTCTTTTGTTTTTTCAAACTCCACGAGAAAGCCTGTTTTAAGACGTTTTGGATGCCAGATGATAACTTTATCGACTTCTCTACGAAAACGCGCCACAGACGCTTGTAGGCGGCTCTCCGTTGATGCTGATGGTATATCTCAAACTAGACCACACAACCAGACCGATGCAGAAGCGTGGAGAACGACTTTTCAGGGTCAGACGTGAAAGTTATCGGGTCAAGCAGAAAAACGCGTCAGACAGGCTCCTACACGCCTTTCCCGCGATGATAGCAGCCAGATGGGCGGATGCCAACGACTATTCATCCAATCGCAGGGCTGATTGAGACGAAAGCAAGATGTGTGAGACGAAAAAAACGCTTCGACTGTCACTTTCGGAAATGGCTTTCAAATTTTTGTCCCCTTTCCCCCTTGTTTCCTCTTTCCCCCTTTTGTCCCCCTCTTTCCCCTACAACCCCTATTACCCCCTATAATCCCCCTAACATCTTCCGTGCTCCCCCTTTCCCTCCCCGTGTGTTTAGCGCGTCCGCGGGCGTTATATGCGCGAGCGCGCGTTGACGGAGCCGGGTGTGCTACGATAGTTCAAAAGTGAATAAATAACAGTTATGCGAAATTGCAAGCTGGTTCTTTCCCCCTACAACCCTCTATCTCCAAAGCTATACCGTTAGCCAGCAGAGCAGACCGTAGGCAAGAACTGGCGTTAGGTTCGGACTGGTGGATGGTCTACGACTATTTCACATGGAGAATTGACTTCATTTTGTAGTCGGTTGAATATGTAGAAATGTTGCATAGCGGTATGAGCATCTGATTACAGATTGAAAGCGTCTGACCAGCCGGATAGTCTTATTTGATAGTTAAAAGTATTGAGATATTTGCCGAACGTGTAATCCTAGTTGATTGGTATGATATGATTGTAGCTGTCTGCAATTAAATCGGAGAAGAACGAACCGAATCGGATGATACGACTATTCCAGCGGAATAATAGTTAAAAAGATTGAGCAATTGTCTACGACTATTATAATAAGTACGATAGCTAAAGATTTTGAGGTAATGCAATGAGGATTAAAATTGACAAGTGTCAAGACACATATTGATTTTGGGGTGGTCGGATGACTTAGCGACTATCGCACCTTTCTTTTCCTAAAAGGCGAACGACTATTTCACACAAAAAATACACGACTATTTGACGAAGGTTCGCAAGAAAACGATACGACTATTACTCTGCGACTATCAGCGAGCTACTCGTTACTATACAATATATAGGACTTTCAAAAGCTAGTCGTCTGACGACTTTACGACTATTCCACGACTATTTTATTGGAGAAATTACGACTATTGGCTACGACTATTCCAGCTGGAACGCTACGACTATTGCTGACCTCTATTAGCTATCGGGCGAAAGCCCGAAAAGAGCTGCGGCGCAAGCCGCCAGTGGTTCCGCGCCGCCCGCCGCGCTCCTGCTGCTGGACTGCCCCGCCGGGTGGAGGGTGCCAGCCGGTGCGCCCTGATTGCTGACCGGTGCCAGACTGCAAGCCGCCGGGCGTTGGAAGCATCGAGACGTTGACCCCTCAGCAGGTGCAGCACTTGCCAGCGATCCACACACGGCAGGAGCCGACCCCGCCGGGCTTGCATGGTCTGCGGTGTGCTGCACTGTCTGGCATGGATCTATAACAGGGGCACACCGTTGCGCCCTTATATACCTTATTATAATAGGGCGGCTGCGTTGACCTGTACGGCGTCCGGCGTGGCGCTGGTATCTCTGGTTATGCGCTGGAAGTGCTGCGGCGCTGTGATACGCTCCAACGTGGCGCAGGCGGTGCATAGTTGGCCTGTGTGGCTGCTGTATTGTGTCCGCTGAAATGTGCTAAATTAACGGAAACGCCCCTGTAACGCCCTGTAAACGCTTTTTGCACTGAGGCTGTATAATTTTGCATAGATGGCGAAAAAGGCGTTGTAAACGCTTGCGCGTGGCTTATACGCCGCAGGGCAAAAATAAAAGCCCTGCGCCCTCAGCAGGTGCAAGACAAAAGAAAAGCCCCGCCAGCGTGGGCGGGGTGGATTGTTGCGCGTGAGTTAAATTTTGTATTGGTCAAAAAATGCTTTCATTTCGTCATCGTCGTATTTTGTCAGCTGGTTATACCACTCATCATAAGATACATGATAGACGGTAGTCGGAAGGTCTTTTTTCTTGTAGCCTGTAAAATTAAAATTTTGATAGCTTTCTAAACTGTCGAATTTGTCAAAACGGGAGGCGGGATGTGGGCCGATATCATCACCCCAATAAAAATATACAGCGTCGCCGATTTTAACGGCGGTATTTTCGCCGCGGCTGCTGAGGTATGCAAAAATCTTTTCTTCATCGGCTGACATTTTGCGGAAAAATTCGTTAAAACCTTCAATGACCTTCATTTTATACGCTCCTTTCTTGTATGGGCTTGCTGCTGCTAGTATATCATACTGCAAGCCCCAAAAACAGGACTTGCAAAAAATATTTTTGCCCTTTTGGGCTGGGGCGGGGTTGCTTTGCGGTGCAGCCCCGTTAAAGTGTCCAATCGGCGTTACTTAGACGCCTTAAATAAGGCGCTGAAGAACCAGAAGAAAAACAGGATACAAGATATCATGCGTGCACCCCCTTAAATACGCCCTTCGGCGGTTTTGTCGAAAATGTAGTGCGAACCGCTATCACTCCGACGCACAAAAACATCATTTTTCCAGCCGTCGGAAACGATGATTTGCAACATGGTTAGCATACCGTAATAATATGATTTATCTTTTGTTGTTTTTTGGTGTTGTCCGGCTTTATCAAGCGAAGCAAGCGCATAGTTGAATCTTTTTTCGTCAATCATGTTATAACCTCCCTTATACCACGCTAAACCGCTTGTAGCTGGTTTTGCTGCTGCATTCTGCGTATACATCCGGGTGCAGCGTCTTGAGTAGCTTGCTATCGAGCCGGACGGAAGAAACATCTTTGTAAATGGCCTTTGCGGTGCCTTGTACCATCTCCGACGCACCGTGCATCATGTCGATGATTTCAGCCTTTACGGCGTCATTCATCGCTTCCAGTTCTTCCATCAACCGTTTATTTTCGCGGTATGCGTTCACTTTTTCTTCAAACGTGGTCATTTTTTTAGCCCTCCTTAAAATATGTAACATCTTCAACCAAAATTCCGGCATCCCGTAGCAGAAAAGAAAAATGGTCGGAACTGTAGCGCGTCCAATCTTCACCAATAGAAACTGTGATGTTTTGAGCCATGAACGGCGTTTTGAGCTTGTCCAACTGTTCAAAGATAAAAGAAATCGTTTTGCGCGCTTTGGTTATAAATTCGCTGTCATTCGGTTCGTGTTCTTTCGTCCATGTCAGTTCTTGCACCCAAAAAGCAAGGGCATCCAGTTTTTTATACTGTTCGTGAGTAATTACAAGTGCCATTTTTTCGCCCTCCCTCAGCTGTTGAGAAATGCAATCATAACGAGTGCGCCGGAGATCACGCCGCCCACATACCAGAGGGCTGCCCACTGGGTTGCATCAAGTACCAGCATATTACTGCACCCCCTTGCAATACAGGCCATTTGTGCGGCAGATAGTGCGGATACGGTTGCAAGCCTGATACAGTGCGCGGGCTTGCACGTCAAGCCACGTTTCGCGGCTGTTAGGTTCATACGCTCCACCGTGCTTGCGCTTGAGTTCTGACGGGGTGCAGACGCGGGCGGCAATATCGGCATTATAGCAGATGGAGCAGCCGCCGTTGCTGTACTGCTCCCAGCAGCTTGCACCGTTGAGCGCCCACTGTTCAAGCTCTGCACCGTCAAGGGGCAGGCGTTCCATATTGTCCGCACCCTCCTGCACATCCTCCAGCAGGTCAAGAGCGTACAACGTAACGGCCTTATCCCATGCGCTGCGATCGTGGCGGGCGTTGAGCTCGGCGCGGATAGTATCTGCAAGTGCGGCATAATCGATGGTCTTTTTCATGGTTTTATCCTCCTGTTTTGTGGTGGTGTAACATGTTCTTGTGTTGTCTATATAGTAACACATTCTTGTGTTGGTGTCAATGATTTTGCACACATTCTTGTGTTGAAATTCATTCATGTTTGAGTGTGTACAAATCTGCACAGTTTCGGACACACTCCACGCCATCCAGCGTTCGCCGCCGGTACGATCTGCACGGCGCGGGCTGTCTGGTATCGAGTGCAGACCGGTGCAGCGTGTCCAGCGTCAGGGCGTGTGTGCCTTGCCTTGCATGGTCTGCCCTGCTGCCTGTGCCGTGTAACCGTTCCGGGTGTGCTGGGGCTGGTGTCTCCACCGGTGGGGTATATAGGGAGCGCCGGGGGTGGGGCAGGTCATGCCCGCGATAAAATTTTTCAAAGAAAAAGGCGTTTTTCGGTGTCCCTCTCGCCAACACCCACCCCATCTTCACAAATCAGAACCCATCCGATTGTGCAAGTCTCCAAATTTTCCAAAAAATAAAAAAAGGCCCCTCCCGGAGCCTAGATTGTGTTATAATCAGCTAAAGGCAACACGCCAAAGAAAGGAAGAATCAAAAATGAGGAAGAGAATCATTGCAGCGGCTCTGGCAGCGGCTATGATGCTTGCTATGCCTATTAGCGCAATGGCAACTGCAAAGCCTGATGAATGGTCTGCTCCTATTGAGCTGGAAGAGACCAATGCAACACAGGTGCAACCCATAACAATCAAAGAATCCCATAGCCATCTTGAAACCAAGTACGAATACGGCAAAACGAGATACTATGTGTTCTACGCTGTATTGGTTGAAAATCCCAACACCGATTGGGCGGTCGATTTTGTTTCGCTGAATGTTACGGTATACGGCGAAGATGGCTCCGTCTTAAAGACCGGTTCTGAAACGCTGGACTGGGTTGGCGAGGGCGATTCTTATTGGTATGGCGATTATATCGCTTTTGATTCTGATGGCGTTAAGCCGACAAGAATTGAGTATACGACAAGCGCAGAGGACTGGAACGTTCACGAAGCAAGTCCTTCCAATCAGATTATCCGTGCTGGTGAACTGGCCGTCACGAATGTTTCTAAGCGTGGCTCTGGATATGATTTGCGATTCACTGGACAGGTTACGAACAACAGCCAGTTTACAAGCAATGCAGTCAAGGTCGTTGTCCTTTACAAAATGAAAGACACCGAAGGCAATGAAGTTCCTGTTGGCGGTGAGTATACTTACATCATGGACGGCCTTGCTTCGGGGCAAACAGCATCATTTGAGCTTCATCCGTTGAGTGGATTTACTGGTTATAGCTCTTATGAAGTGGTTGCCATTCAAGATTAACGCATAACACAAAAGCCAGCGGCTAGATGTTCTCTAACCACTGGCTTTTCTATTGGACTATTTCACGGAGAACAAAAATGTTCACCGTATGAGTTTTTCTCAAAAATGAGAAAAACCTCAATTATCCGTTTCTACGGATGCTTGCATAGAGCAGACGGAAGGTCTCACGGCCTTTCGGCGTTACTCTGGTCTGTACGCCACCGTGCTTGTTCTTCTGGTTGCAGTATTCCTTAACCGCAAACAAGCCGTCACCCTTGCCAGCTTTCGGCAAGATGCCCTTGCTCTTGTCACGGTAGATGTAACCGTCAGAAATAAGCATCTTGATGAACAGGCGTTCAGGGATACGCAGTTCCTTTGCAGTAGAGCGGAAGTTGGTAGACACGTTCCACGCCACGAGGTCGTCAAAGTAGTCCGCTTTAGGCTGCATTTCCTCGTTCTTCTCACAGAGCTGCTTGTTCTGCATCTGCAACGCTGCACTCTTTTCCTTCTCGGCCTTCATGTTCTGAATCAGCCCGATCACGAAGTCCGGGTTGGCAATAGCCGTCTCCAACAGGTTGTCGGTCATGTACATCCCATGCTTGCGGATGGACGGCAAGACATCGTGAGTGACCCAGTGCTTGAACCGCTGTGCGCTTTCCAGCTTACTGCTGAAAATCAGACTGTATAGGCCGGATTCGTTGATGATGGTTGCTTGCTGTTCGCCGGAGGGGGTGGTGATTCGCCACCCCCTTTTGTCTTGTTCATCAACGTGCGCTTTGAGTGCATTGACAGTGTCTTTGTAGCCAAGCGCTACTGCAATGTCCTTGCCAACAAACCAAGGGTCATCGTCAATGAGCATGACACGGATTTCTCCAAACTCGGCGTTGTTGAAGATTTTGATGTTCTCAGACAAAGAAAGTTGCATTAAAAAGCTCCTTTTCACTTGTGAGAGAAGCAATTTTCTGCTATAATAACGGCGAGAGAATGCTTCTCTCAGGGTTGATATGATACGTTCGCTTCTGTCGCCAAACTTTAGCGAGCGTATCATTTTTCGTTTTCATCGGTCTCCGGGATGGGATGCACTTCAAAGAACGTGTCACGGATGGCTGCGGCCTGTGCGACCTTGTGTTCGGTGCAATAGGCTTTCAGCCACTGGAACTGCCGTTCGGTCAGCGCAACAGTGAACGTGTGATTGTGGCGTTCGAGATAAGGACTGTACATAAACTCACCTCCCTTCATGTGGGTGCAACCAGTATACGCAATATGTTGTGGCTTGTCAATTACGCAAACGCTTAATGTAGTACTGGTATCTGTACAAAATCTAAAAGTTTGTAGATTTGCACAAAACTCAGCCCTTATTTTTGTTTGCTCCCGCTTCGTACCCTGCCCGGTAGTTCAGTTCGGACAGTTTACCCAGTGCTTCTGCGTACTCCCTGTCCTCGCTGGTCGGCTCTTTGCCGTGGGCGAGAGTTTTCAGAAATTCTTCGGTTGTTGTGGGAAAGTTCATGTTTTTTGCTCCTTTCTATTGCAGAAGTTGTCTGCTTCTGCTATAATAATTGACAGAAACCGAGACTGCGCCCTTGGTTGCGCAGCTTCTGTTTTGTGGTGGAATAGGTCATCAGTGCAACTTTGGTCGGTGGTGCTGATGGCCTATTTTTTATGCCACAAAGGATAAATCTACCGTTGTTGGCTGATTCATCGTGTGTTCTGCTGTCTTAGATTATAGACGCTTGGTATATAGTTGTCAACAGCCCAATTTGTATAATCTGCATCAGATATTTCTGATTTTTACTCATTCTAACGTAAATTTACGTTATTTGATGATGATTTTGTAAACGGATTAGTTTACTTTAATGGTAGTACTCGAAAGTATATTTTTCGATAATTCGTAAGGCTAGTATTCAAGTATACAGTTTGTAAAGCAACGAAAAAGTTTACAGCCGTTTGACCACCCTATTGATAGTAAAAATTTCGCAAAAAACACAAGAAGATGTTGACATAAACATAAGAATGTGTTATTATTGGGCTGAAAGAGAGGCTCAAAAAAATGGCAGAAAAGAAAAAGGGCGGCGCAACCAAAAATAAAGTCAATTCCGGGGATATTCTTCGCTCCGTTATGAAAATCAGGGGATATACTTCCGCATCTCTTGCGAGGCAAATGAAATATGAAGTTTCTTCTTATGTGACGAACCGTGTTAATGCGGATGATTTGAAGTTGTCCACAATGGCAATGCTCTTGGAAGAAATGAAATACCAAATCGTGATTCAGCCTATTGGTGCTGATGTTGCATCGGATGAATTTGTTCTCAAGGTTCTTGAAAGAGACGGTGAACCAGAATGATCTACGGTTACGCTCGTGTCAGTTCCGCTGGACAGGCGATTGATGGCAACAGCCTTGAATCGCAGGAAGAAGCCCTCAAGGCTGCTGGTGCAACCAAGATTTTCAAAGAGGTCTATACTGGCACTAAGATGGAACGCAAGGAACTGGACAAGCTAGAAGCGGAAGTCCAGAGCGGCGATACAATCGTTGTGACAAAGCTAGATCGTGTTGCCAGAAGCCTTGTTGGTGGGTATGAACTGATTGATTCTTGGATTGAAAAAGGAATCAGAGTAAACGTGCTGAATCTTGGCGTAATGGACAACACCCCTGCTAGTAGGGCTATGAGAGGTATGTTCCTTGTGTTTGCCCAGTTTGAGCGTGACATGATTGTTGAACGCACCAGAGATGGCAAGAAGATTGCCAGCCAACGCCCCGATTACAGGGAAGGCCGCAAACCAACCGAGTATGACCGCAACCTCTTTGACATTCTCCATGAGCAGGTAGAGAAGCGTATTCTTACGGTCACGGACGCCGCCAAACAGCTTGGTGTGACCCGCCAGACATGGTATCGGATTGCTGAACAGAGAAAGGCTGGATAATATGCAGGGAGAAGAACTGATTGTTAAGAATGGTAGCATCACACTGCGGTCTATGCTTGACTTTGGCGGATTCCTTGAAATTAAGAGATTCTTGGAAGCCTGTCATTCGGAAAGCTGCACCGTGACTTTTGCAAACGAGGAGATTGTCATTTTTCCGAATGAATACGATGCTGCTAAAGATGCTCTCGTTTTTATTTACGGCACATTGGCAGAAAGACACAGTATTATCGAAAAGTATCTCCGCTATAAGCTGATGCTCGGAGATGAACAACCAAAACCTACTTTATATAGTCAGAGAAAGGAATAAAGCATGAAACCCGTAAAATTGTCAGAACAGAGTTTGAACCTCATTGAAACGCTGTGCAATTACACCGACAAGCCCGATATTCTCAATGCCGTCGCAGACGCCTTGTACTACGATGCAGACGAGTTTAAGCGCAGATTGAATCAGCTTGCAAAAGAAGTTAAATAAGAATATGGTAGCAAGATTTATCTGAAGGAGAACATTATTAAATGCCGTGTTGAAGTGCATAGAATCGGTTATATTTATGTTGAAGCAGATAGTTTGCTTAACGCAGAAACTTTCGCACAATATGATGCCCGTGACAAGGACGTAGAATGGGATGATTTTTTTTGTTCCGGTTCATTGTGAAGAAGACAATTCGGCTCCGGATGACAAATATCTTGAAGGTTATTGATTTTTTATTAGGAGCAGCTTATGGACAATAAAGTGGTGAAAGTTCCAGAGTGGTGGAGCGAAGAAGATATTCGTGTTTTGACTCAAATGATGAACGGAGGAAGCCTTTTGGACATTATTCAGTGTGCAGAAGAATGCCGAAAGTCCACATGGGAGAATAGAGAGTTTTGCGTATATAAATTAGTTCGTGCTGCCATCAAAGCAGCGGAAGGAGTTTGAAAATCGAGTCAATAAAGAAAATCTCTAAAACAGCATTATAAAAACCGAATATTTGATTTTTGTGCAGTTGTAGGCACTCTTTACATTTTCAGGTAGGGGGTGCCTATTTTTTATGCAGCCAAAACAGTGTATCGCCATCATTGACAGTATCAAAGCGTATGCAAAGCAGAATCCGACCGAAGCACAGGTCTACGAGGACTGGTTTCAGGCGGTGGTGAACCTGAGAGATGCTTTGCCGCAAGACAAGCGGTTCGATGCATACAAGTACTCTGGTGAGCTGCGTTCCATCTGCGCAGCCATGATGGGCAAGATGAAAACAGGCGAGGACGTGGCGAAGGTCTATGACATTATCGGTCGGACGTATCTGTTTGAAGCAAAGGATGTGTTCGACAGCTATTGCATCTACCTTGAATGGAACCGTGCGCCGGAAAAAAAGTTCTACCAGCCGAGAAGAAAGGTGTTAAAAACCGTTGCGAACGCCCTGCAAGACCTTGCAGATGACAGACTGGACTTGCTGGCAATCTCGATGCCCCCCGGCTGTGGTAAAACGGCTCTAGCTATTTTCTATTTGACATGGCTTGCCGGAAAAACACCTGACGAACCGATGCTCACAGGCTCTCACTCGAACAGCTTTGTGCGCGGCGTTTATGACGAGTGCTTGCGTATATTCGACAAGGACGGAGAGTATCTGTGGAACGATGTTTTCCCGGACGTTGCCGTGTCGAACACCAATGCGAAGGACTGCCGCATTGACTTAGGCAAGAGAAAGCGCTTTGAAACGCTGGAATTTACGTCTATTGGCACTGGCAATGCTGGTTTGTACCGTGCATCTACGCTTCTTTACTGCGATGACCTTGTGTCCGGTATCGAAGTGGCACTTTCCAAACCCCGCCTTGATAAGCTGTGGGAAACGTACACCACCGACCTTAGACAGCGTAAAATCGGCAACAAGTGCAAGGAACTGCATATTGCTACACGCTGGTCTGTACATGACGTTATCGGCAGACTAGAGCAAAACTACGGCGATTCCGACAGGAACAGATTCATTGTTATGCCAGCAATGAACGAAAAAGACGAATCCAACTTCGATTATGACTACGGTGTAGGATATAGCACAGAAACGCTCCGCAAGCAACGCGAAGTCATGGATGAAATGAGCTGGAAAGCGCTGTACATGAACCAACCTGTTGAGCGTGAAGGTCTGCTCTTCCCTGCCGATGAACTGCGGTATTTCAACGGCGTTCTGCCTGATGGTGAGCCTGATCGTAAGCTCATGGTCGAAGATATTGCTTGGGGCGGCGGCGATTTTACATCTGGCCCCATCGCCTATGTTTATAATGGTTCTGTGTTTATTCCCGATGTTGTTTTCAATAATGGCGATAAAACCGTTACCAAGCCTGAAACGGTCGGAAAAATTATTCAACATAAATTGAACACATACAGAGGTGAAGCCAATAATGGTGGCGATGAATACTGCGATAGTATAGACAGTATGCTTCGGCAACAAGGCTATCACTGCTCTGTCCGTAGCCAGCGTGCGCCAAGTAATCAAAGCAAGCTGTCCAGAATCATCCAGTATGCGCCGGACATCAAACGGTTCTATTTCCTTGACGAAAAACACCAGTCGAAAGAGTACAAGGCGTTCATGGAACAGTTAACGATGTTTACGCAGCTTGGCAAAGTTCCGAACGATGATGCACCGGATAGTCTGGCACAGCTTGCCGATGAATTGTATAACGGAATCAGTAAAATTGAGCCTGTCAAGAGGCCTTTTTGAAAAAAGTGTCATATATAGCGGTGCTTGGAAACAAAAATTTGATTTTCAGCTATATTTTGCTTTACAATATAAGCAGGAAGCTTGCTACTTCCGTAAGGTATTCTTCTGATGAGATTTTGTCATTTTGCTCATCGCCCCTTCATTGTGTGAATACCACTCCTTTCTTTCCTGTGGCGACGGTCGCTCTTCGTCACAGGTTTCTATGAGTTGCGTTCTCTACCGGATGAGAATGCTGGTGCCCCCAATGCTTAACAATGCCAGCAATCGGTGGTTCAAACCCACCACGCAGCACAACGATTCTCTTGCTTTGCATGGGATATTCTCTTGATACTACCTCTTCCGTTATTCCCGGCTCTCGATGCAATGTCTTTAGATTTTTCACATTGCAAAGAGCAACGGCTCCAATTAAGCCGGGTTTATCACAGATTGCAGCGGTCAGGCAGTTGCACGTCGAAAGACGTAGGCATTGGTGCAAATCCGAAATCTGTGACCATTTGTGGTTTTCTTTTAGGCGGGAAAACTACGTTGTTAGTCCCGACAACTAACTAGCGTAACCGGAAGCGCGAACAGTTTCCCGGTAGCTTCCGACAGGTCTGTGCTCAACAGCCTGTTTCCAGAAATTCAACGAAAGGAGCGCTCATGCTAGTTAGAATCTGTTGCCCTTGTATCAGGCAAAACCCAATCTATAAGAACGTCCGCTGCAACCGCTATCTTGGCGAAGTAGACGGACGATACCACTTCAAGTGCGACAGATGCAAGGGTGTTATCGAAGGAGACACAAGGGAAGGATGGGTGAAAATCATCCATCCGCCAGAAAAGTAAATAGCTTTTGAAGCGCAGTTTTGGCGCAGTGAGATAGACCTTAACAGGTTTGTCTTGCTGCGCTTTTTATTTTGCCGGAAAGGAGGAACACATGGCTGAGTATCAGATAGTTGTTGACGGTTTTTTGAATGAGCCGCTGACCGGACGCAGACCGATTGAAACGCCGGAGACGGAAATCAATCGGGCGAATGTTCTGAAAGTAGTTATGGGTAATGCAGACCCTATCCACCTGCTGAACAAGAACGAGATTCGCTTTCTGCACAACTACTACTTGGGTAGTCAGCCTGTCCTCAACCGCACGAAGGAGTACCACGCTGAAATCACCAATCGCATTGTGGAGAATCATGCCAACGAGTGCGTGGGCTTCTACACAGGCTACATGAGCGGCACTCCTTGCTCTTATGTGCGGTCTGAAACGGCAACAGGTGACGGTGAGGAAATCGCTCGCCTGTCCAACGCCTTGCAGTATGAGGGCAAGGATGCGCTTGATCGGCGGCTCTGGCAGTGGATGTTGGAGTGCGGACAGGGATACCGCATTGTTCTCCCTGACAAGGGGTACAACGGCAACTACCCGGACGAAACTCCCCTGCTGGTGGACGTTCCAGACCCGGATATGGCGTATGTGATTTACAACTCCGGCATCGGGCATAAGCCCATCGCCAACGTGTTGCACATCCCACGCAATTATCAGAATGACCTGAACGACCTGATTTGCGTGTATACGCCAAACCAGTACTTTGAAATCGACAACGGCAAGGTTACAAAAATGGAGAGCCACTCCCTTGGAATGCTGCCGATGGTCGAATACAAGCTGAACCCGGAGCGGATGGGTCTGTTTGAACCTGCAATTCCTGTGCTGGATGCCATCAACGACCTTGAAAGCAACCGTTTGGACGGTGTGGCGCAGTTCATCCAGTCCATCATGGTGTTCACTAACTGCCTTGTGGATGATAACGCACTGAAACAGGTCAAAGAACTTGGAGCAATGTGCTTGAAATCTACAACCAGCTTGCCCGCATCCGTTTCTCAGATTGCAAACGAGCTTGACCAGCAGCAGAGCCAGACCTTGCTTGATTCCATGTTGAACGTGTACCGCAGCCTGACTGCAATGCCTAGTGCTACTGGCAGCGAGAACGCAACGTCAGACAACGTGGGTGCAGTCATTGTCCGCAACGGCTGGAATCACACCGAAGCAAGGGCGCAGCAGTACGAGAATATGTTCAAGTACGCTGAACGCCAAAGCCTGTCTGTAATGCTGAAAATTCTGCGTGACACGGCTGGTTCTAAGCTGATGGCAAGCGACATCAACATTAAACTGCCCCGCCGTCAGTACGATAACCAGCAGAGCAAGGTTCAGATTTTCGCACAGATGATTCAGCAGCCGATTGACCCGCAGCTGGCGTTCACTACGCCCGGTCTGTTCCCTGACCCACAGGCTGCTTATGAGATGAGCAAGCCCTTCCTGATTGCCGCTGGCAAGCTGGGCGAAGACGGGAAAGCACCGAAGCCGCAGGAACAGCCTAAACAGGATGCTACCGACACAAATGCCGGGAACATGGCAGACAAACAGTCTACCGATACCAATAAAGAAACAGAGGGCGAATAACCCTTTGCACATATCCGAACATTCAAAATCCACAAATAGGAAGGATGGATAGAAATGTTAGTCGAAATCGCAAAAATCAACCATGAAGAACGTACCGTTGTTTCCAGCTTAGATATTGCTGAAACATTCGGGAAAGAGCATCGCCGTGTTCTTCAAGACATTCGTGAAATCGGATGCTCCGAAGAATTTCGACTGCACAATTTCGTGCAGTCCTCTTATGAAAATTCGCAAGGAAAGCAACAGCCTATGTTTCTTGTAACAAGGGATGGGTTCGTTCTCCTTGCGATGGGATACACTGGCGAATTGGCAATGCGATTTAAGGAAGCGTACATCAAACAGTTTAACGCAATGGAAAGCGCATTGCGCGGAAAACTGATTGAACGCGAAAAAGGCATTGCTGTTCGGCAAGCTCTTACAAAGGCTTTGCAACAGTCCACCGAAAATGAGCGGATGCACGGTCACGCATATTCCACATATACCAATGTCATTTATAAAGTTTTGTTTGGGATGAACGCCGCACAGCTTCGTGAAAAATATCAAATCAAAGCATCTGATAATTTACGCGATTGCTTTACGCAAGAGGAGCTTCGGGCGATTCAGTCTATGGAATGTTTGGTGAGCGGTCTTGTGGATTGCGGATGGGAATATACCGCAGTTAAGGATTTCATTACAAAGACGAACGCACACAATCTGTTGTGCGCATAATTCAGAATCAATCCGCATTAGCGGGCTGATATATTCCGGCAGGGAAGCCGGGATACAAATTTCGCAGCGTTGCAGGGAAGCAACGGTAAAAAAACGCAGGAGGAAATTAACGATATGAAACTCAATGTGTTGCTTGGTGATGCCTACAAAGAGGGCATGACCGCCGATGAAATTATTTCTGCGCTTGAAAAGGTTGCAGACCCTAGCGCAGAGGTGGAGAAGCTACGCAACGCCGTGACGAAAGCCAATGGCGAAGCTGCTGAGTACAAGAAGCAGCTCAAGGCAAAGCGTACCGATGACGAAAATGCCGCACAGGAACAGGCTGACAAGCTGGCAGAGATGCAGAAGCAGATTGAAGCCCTGACTGCCGACAAGGAGAACCTCGTCAAGGAAAAGACCCTTGCATCTTACCGTGAGAAGTTCGTTGCACAGGGTTATGACGCTGAACTCGCCAACAAGGCTGCATCTGCACTGGCTGACGGTGACATGGACAAGGTGTTTAAGTTCCAGTCGGAGTTTATGACTGCCCACGACACCGCATACAAGGCTTCTCTGCTGAAGGATATGCCCACACCTCCGGGTGCGGATGGCAATGGTGACGGCGCAGATAGCGCAGGTGTTTCCTTTGCTAAACGCTTTGCGAAGGAGCGCGCAGACGCAAATAAGGCATCGAGTGACGCAATGGCCGCTTTCCATTAAGGAGGAAAACATGAAGTATACCACTACTCCGGTATCGGCTCCTGAAAGCACTATTCTGGCTGCTGATACCTACGTTGCCATTCCCTTTACCGTCAAGGAGACCAACGCTGTTCCGGCTGGCTATCCTATGGCAAAGACTGGCCTGAAAGCTGCTGCCACTACTGGCACCAGTGCTTCTGATGCAGCTACCGATGCTATTGGCATTTTGCTGCACACTGTTGACCCTGCTGTCAACCCCAATGGCGCACTGCTGATTCAGGGCGTTATTGATGTGGACAAGGCAAAGCTGTCTGGCTTTACCTATTCTGCAAACGATATTGCCGCTCTGAAAAAGGCTGTTCCTGCCGTTTTCTGCCGTACCGATGTTGGCGCAAAGAGCGAGTAAGGAGGACTAAATTATGGCACTGAATCTGAATGAAATCTTCTCCCCTGCTGCGATTGCCGCCTATTGGACGAATGACCCGACCAATGCGCAGCCCTATGCTTCTGATGCTCTGTTCCCTGCCCGTAAGAAGGTCAGCATGGAACTGAAGTGGCTGCGTGGTCATAAGGGCGTTGGCGTTTCGCTGAAGCCTAGCGTGTTCGACACTAAGGCTACGTTCCGTACTCGTCAGGGCATCAAGATGACTGAGACCAATATGCCGTTCTTCCGTGAGGGCACTCACATTGACGAGGAAGATCGCCGCAAGATTATCTCTGTTCTGGCTACTAATCAGGAGTTTGCGGCAGACGTTATCAATCGTGTCTACGATGATACCGCACAGCTTATTACCGGCGCTCGCATTGTGCCTGAGCGAATGGTGTGGCAGCTTCTGGCTCCTAAGACTGGTAAGCCCGGCATCTCCATCGAATCCAACGGCGTGAGTTACGTCTACGATTACGACCCTGACGGCACTTGGCAGCAGTCCAATTACAAGGCTCTGACTACCAAGGAGAAGTGGGATGCTCCTACCACTGCAACCCCCATCGCCACGATGACCACTGCCGCAAACACCGTTCTGGCAAACACTGGTGAGATTATCACCGATGCCTACATGAATACCAACACTTTCCACAAGATGATTGCTGCGGATGAAATCAAGAACCGGTTCCTGACGGTTATGAAGACCGCTACCGCTGTGTTGGTTGATTCCGAAGCACGTTCCGTTGTCGAAACTGCATCCGGTATTCGCATCCATCTGTACGACAAGATGTTCAAGCCGGAGGAGACCGCTGCTGCCGAGAAGTACCTTCCCGATGGTTATGTTGTGCTGGCTCCTTCTGGTTCTCTGGGCAATATGTACTATGTTGCCACCCCCGAGGAAGCCGACCTGATGGCTGGCATCTCCAACGCACAGGTTTCCGTTGTGAACACTGGCGTTGCTGTTACCACCGAGCAGACCGTTCATCCTGTCAACACCAACATTTACGTCTCTGAAATCGTCCTGCCGTCCTTTGAACGCATGGACGCTGTGTACTGCATCAAAGCTTACTAAGGCGAAAGGAGGAAAGCAGCATGGGAGACCAGTATTCCGAAGCGGCAGTCAAACTGGGGCAGTACATCGCCCCTGCACTTGACCGTGAAATCACGGACGAGGACTACCCACTCTTCGACCTGCTGCTTGATTTCGCCAAAGACAAGATATTTGCACAGGGCTACCCCTTCGGCAACAGACCAAACGAGTTGCCCTTGCAGTATCAGTCGTTGCAGATACGCATTGCAGCGGAACTGTACAACCACATCGGCGCAAACGGACAGACGAGCTACACCAACAATGGCATTACTCGTGTGTGGGAAAGTTCCGATGTGGCACAGTCCCTGCTGAACGAAGTGGTTCCGAGAGTAGGTGTTATCGGCTGATGTTCAATGGAAGCCCGCTGGATAAACG